TCTCGTCATCTTGCTGCTCGAACTGCATCTGAGCGATCAGCAACCGCTCCAGCGCACCCGCATCCCGATAACCAGCTTCCAAGGCGAGCACGTTCATGGCGTGCGCGGCTTCGGCCGGGTTTTGAATTTGCTGGATCTCTTTCGCCCGCTTAATAACTTCGGCGTAGGTGATGACAACTTGCCGAATCCGGGTGACGTTATCCGCCTCAACACTTTCAACAACTTTCCGCAGATCTTCCGAAAGCCACATGCGACCCGGAAGCTGCTGGTCCGCCATCCAAAAGAGCGTGCCAAGACTGACCGGCCCCTTCCGAAAGGACTTCCAGACTTCCTCACAGGGATTGCCGTCGGACCATTCCTGTGAAAATTCGGGATCTTCCGCAGACCAAGCCGACCAAAGCGTCAAACCAAGGTCAGTCGGCAGTTCCGAGTGGATCGCCATCCCCACCTTGACCCAGTGATCACGGCTGCCACTGCCCTGACCGGGAATAACTTTCAGCGCCGACTGGATGATCTCGGCAACTTCAGCTGGGTCTCGATCCGAGAAATCCAGCGCCTTGCGGTTCTTGATGAAACCACCGTCTTGGATTTCCTTACCGGCGTGATCCCGCATCTCGGCAAGCAACCACTCAGGGGCGTCAGGAATCGCCTCCAAGTCGCCTTCAAAGCCGTAATGACCTTCCGGTGCCTTCCCATCACTGGAGCCCGGATAAGCCCCGTAGATGACGCCCTGACGGCCCCACAGCACCTCGTAACCAGCGCCGGTATCGGACAGTCCAAAACCCTTTATCGAGCCCCACAAGGCTTCAGGGACGCGGAAGAGGTATTTCGCCGCGTTTGCCTTGGTCGAGGTGATGACTGGAGCACCTTCCAGCGACTCGCCCCACTTTTTCTTGAGACGGCTGAGATTCCGATCCACGTCGAGAATCACGAGTCCCATGCTGCGACCGCCCGTAAAGACGCCCACCGCCTGGAACACATCAGGCTTGCGCTCGATCTGAAGTGCCACATCCGACGGCGCCATCACCTGATGGTGGCTGCGCTCTAGCGGCGTCTTGCCCTTCGAGATTTTCCCGGACTGGATCGCCTGATCCTTGGCGTAAATCGGTGCATACGCCATCCCCACAGGCAGCTGGCGCACAAAAGCCAGCAGGTCCTGCGTCTTACTTTGAGACATGTTAGACTCTCACACGAGAAAGGTTCACGCGCCCCCGCAGCTCCAGCTGTAGGGGCGTTTTCTCATGGTAGCCATCGGGTCAATACCGTGTTACTGTGTCACTCGTTGGCACTCCAGCCGACCACACCAAACACCTAAACGAATGGCCTTCCTTTCCAAATCCGCATCTGCAGCCGTCACCGGCAACAGCACTGGCGGCGGTTACCTCAGCCTGTCCAAGCTTCCCGATGGTGGATCTGTCCGCTTCGCCCTACTCACTGACGAACCTCTGGAGTTCTACGAAGCTTGGGGCGCCGCCAACGGCACCAACAAGCCCTTCCGTTTCGACTTCGAACCCACCTACGAGGACGTGGTTGCCGAAATGGGCGAGTTCGAGCCCCGCGAAGGACGCGGCGGCCCCGGCACCGCAGACGTGAAGTTCGCCATCGCCTGCCCGGTTTACAACTACGAATCCGGCAAAGTCCAAGTCCTGCAGATCACCCAAAAGTCGATCCTCAAGGAAATCGACCAGATCTCCCAGATGGAGGACTACGCCAACCTGCTGGAGTGGGACTTCACGATCAGCAAAAAGGGCAGCGGCCTCACCACCGAGTACACCGTGCGTCCTGTCCCCCGCAAAAAAGGCAGCCAAGAGCACATTGACGCCGCCTGGATCGAAGCCAAGGCTGAAGGGTTCGACATCACCCGCCTTCTCAGCGGCGGCAATCCCTTCAAGGCTGCCTAATTAACACACTGAAATTTCAACGGGGCCTAACAAGCCCCTTTTTTAGTGGTATTATCAGTATGGGAAAAACTATTCAAATGGCCTCCAATACGCAAGACACGCTGGCATCACTGCGTAGGTGGAAGCTGGAACAAGACAACTCTGGCCCTTTTCGGGTCTACCGAGACATTAACGGCAATATCTACCATAGTGTTACACACATCCTGAAGGAAACAAGCGACAAAACCGGACTGGAACGCTGGGAGGCTCGCCTGGGACCCGTCGAAGCAAGCTGCCAGCGCAACATCGCCGCAACACGCGGCAACATGGCCCACTCACAAGCTGAATACTTACTCAAGACCGCCCAACAGCTGGCACGCTCCACCGCCAACAAGCGCAATTCCATCCACTGGGACGAGCGTGGATTGGCTCGGATTCCCTCGCCAATCACGCAATGGGCATTGAAAAGAGTCCGCCCCAATGTTCCCCGAGTCGGCTGGAGCGCAGCAGGCTACGCCCGCGGATTGTCCGACTGGATCGCCAATAACGTCACCGAGATATTTGCAAGTGAATTTTCCATTCACCACCCCGCAGGCTTTGCTGGAACGTGTGACGCCTTGATTGGACTGAAAAATAACGAGCTGGTACTAGCGGACTGGAAGACCAGCGTGGGCCGCAAAACCACAACCGACAAAGACGGCTCGGAACGTCTACCACCCGGCCATTCATACATCGACCAGTGTGGTGCCTATTCACTGGGACTTAGCCACCTCACCGGACTAAGGCCGACTGGAGCAGCCATCGTGCTGGCACGCCGCTGCGGCACCCCCAACATTCACACCATGTCCGCTCGTGAACTCGCGGACGCAGAGCAATCTTTCCTGGAGCGTTGTCACAGATATTTCGAGAATCTCCATTCACAGCTTCGAGCTGAAGTTTCGGGCTAAAGCCATTCACTGGAACGCCATTCATAGCCGCAGAATGTTTATTCATGTTTAACATTCGCCATTCATAAGCCGGCTCAATAAACGCCATTCATAACCAGACTGCATAAAAGGCCATTCATAGCTGTCTCAGCTGGGTCCAATGAGTCTCATCGCTACGGCACTGGTATTGGTAGGTGTAGGGCTGGCACTGCGGGTGTTGGTGCTACTGGTGCCCGACCGGGAGCCAGGGGGTGAGACTCTACCCTCCAGCCTGGGGCGTCTAAAGCCGTGTCGCTTGCGTCTCATCCATGGGGGCAAGAAAGGCTCCCAAGGTGGGAGCCGGTAAGGTCAACTGGAACGCTTGCGGGATGGCCGCGCCTTGCCTTTATCGGATCGTGCGCGGCGTTTTGCGGTTTCCACAGGTTCAATCTGTGGAATCTGTGGAGAACCGGCTTCCGCCAACACCTGATCAACGGTCAACGTTTGAGTGCTGACCTTGGCACGGTCTAGCACTTCCTGGAACGCTGCAGCTTGCCGTAGCTGTTGCTGGCGCTGGTGAAGGTCCGGCAGGGTTTCAAGGTGCCAGCGGCTGGAACCTACTTTCGAGGCTTCCGCGCGGTTCTCGCTTAACCAGGCCAGCACTTCATCCCCGCAGGGGTGGTTCTGTGCAAGCCAGAGCTTATCGGCCCATTCGATCTGCAGCCGGCGCTTAGCCTCTCGGGCTTCTTCCCTGGAACGTTTGCGCTCTCGCTGGGTTGCCCACTCTCCGTTGCTCACGAGAGAACCTCCCGCATCCAAACCTCACACTGCCGCTGGCACGCTTGCACCGCTTCCGGCGCCAGTTCCTGCCGTTCGTAGGTTCCGCCAGTCAGGCAGAGGCCCTCACCGGCCGGGATGCTTTGGAACGTTGAAAGGTAGTAGCAAGAGCACTCGATCCCGCCAAGGTACCGGAAGACGACAATCGGCTCCGGGTGTCCGGCTGGGATGCGGGGGATTGCTTCAAGGTGCACCGAGAGGGTTTGCCCCTGGCGCGTGGTGGTTTGCATGGTTCCCTATGGGTTGGGGATACCCTGCGACACTAGCACGGGCCGCAAGTCTTGCCATCTTGCTCTGATGTAGTATTGTGGGAGAGCACAACACAGCCACACCATGGCACGCGATCTCTGGATCCATCCCGTCCCTGCGCAGGAGACCGATTTCCTGCTGCTGCACTATGAAAACCAGTACGGCTACCCGGAAGGCGCCAGCACGTCGATTTACCAACACCCCTGGAGCCAGCACGACTACATCGGCTTGGCTGCAGAGATGGAGATCATCCGGGAGCTTGACGACGGCTACCGCGTCCGGTTAATCGCCTACAGCTGGAGCGTATGGCCTGATGGCGCCTCGCCGGCTTGTTTCGAGCGTTTCGACGGCTGCAGCGTCCGGCTATGGGAGAGCCACGAAACGTTCGGCCGCTTCACGGACGCGGAAGCCTACGCTCAGTTCTGCTGGAGCCGTTGGCGTGCTACTGGCACCGGTGGTTCTGCCGGGCTGCGCTGGCGTGATGACGTGGACTCACACCTAAACCCGGTGCCGGCGCTTGCCTAGTGGCGCGTGCTGCTGTATTGTATTTCACGAGACCCAACCCATAGGCTCACCCCATGATCATCACCCCCGCATCCCGCAACGGCTGGAGCATCCCGGCCGATAGCGAGCTCTCCATGCTCGACATACGCGAGCTCGACACCAACACCAGCTACTGCTGGACAGTTGAGACCCGCTACGCCGGACCCACCAACACCAAGGGTTCCCGCGTGCTGGTGTCTTTTGTCGGTAGCCGCAAGGGTAGCCGCGCCTATGCCTGGCGCCACGCGCTGAGTTCCGGTGAAAACCACGTAGCCGCTGCGGTGGAATGGCTGCAGCAATTGAGCAGTCTCAACGGTGCCCCTTCCTATGCCCTAGTGGCCAAGGCCAGCACGGATAAAGGCTACGTCTTCACCTTCTGTTGACTGGCACCCCTACCGATCAACGGCCCGGCCAAACGGTCGGGTTTTTTATTGTGCCGCAGTGGTGGCGCTAGTATTGAACCAAACGGCCGCAGAATCTAACAATGTCGGACAATCCGGAAGCTAACAATCAAGCGCCGGAAGTGTCGGCGGAAGCTGTAACGAATAAGCAACGACCCTACGGCAAGCGGAACCCTAACGCCGTGATTGAAGAGCGCCGGAAGCGACTTTATAAGCGGCAGTTGACTGGTCTGCCGGTGCGTCAGCTTGTGCTAGATCATGCTGATCGTGAAGGTATCGGCGAAGTTACAGCCTGGAGAGATTGGGATGAGGTCAAAAGGTGGAATGAAGAGGATTGGAGCAAGGATCGAGAGAGTATAGTTTCACGTTTGCAGGCTATGCGCATGCGCGCAATCGACGCCGCGATCCGGAAGGGCCAGATCGGAAGCGCTCAGCTGCTGATGCGAGACCTCGGTGCGGTCGTTGGCGAGGTCGCACCGGAAGCACAAGCTGCAGCAGCGCCGACCCTACAGATCACTGTGGAAGACAAGCGCCAGGCCTAGGCAGCCGGCGCTTTTGTGCTACAATACGGGACGTAAGCTCACCACGCTTCCCAATGACAAACACCGAACGCGCTTCCCTCGGCTACCTAGTGGCCTGCGGTGCCATCGTTGCCGCTCTCGTGGCAATGGGGATTGATAATCATTCCCACTTACAGCGGTGCGAGGCTGCCGGCCGATCGGCTGCAGAATGCCGGCTGGTTGTGCTCGGTCGCTAGTGTGGTAGACTTACACAGTAACGCAAGCCCAGCGAACCATGATCATCACCACCCACCACACCTACCCCGACTTGCTGTTCACCGGCGGTCGTCTTGCCGCTACCGATTGGGACAGCGACAGCGCCGCGCGCGCAGTAGCCGCAACAGTCCGCCTCGATAGCGATGCTGTTGTGCTGCGTGTCAGCATCAACGGCAAGACGTCTGCACGCGGGCTGATGCCTGCAGGCATCGGCTGGACAACAGCTGGCGATCTGATCGCCTGACGCCGCGCGATCTTAAACCCGCTCCCGGGACTGAGAATCATTCTCACTCTTGGGGGTAGGGTTCGAGATCGGCGAAGCCGGGGTGCGGCCCAGGGAACCTACTGACATATCCTCAATTTCTTCTTCTGTACTACACCGGGGGCAGGGGTTCGATTCCTGTAATACCCTAGAAAGTACCCACCTACATCAAAAATGCCCGACGCTGCTGGAGCACTCACCCTTCGCTACGCGCAAGGCGAAGTTTTCTCCAGCCGAAAACGCTTCCGGGTGTTGGTCGCAGGCCGCCGCTTCGGCAAAAGCTACCTTTCCTGCATCGAATTACTGCGTGGAGCGATCGAACGTCCGGGCGAAACCTTCTTTTACGCCGCCCCCACCTACCGAATGGCGAAAGATATCGCCTGGAAGGTGATGAAAAAGCTGGTCCCAAAAGCCTGGATCAAGTCAAAAAACGAAACCGACCTCAAGATCGAGCTAGTAAACGGCTCAACCATCGAATTAAAGGGCACTGAAAACGCCATGGCACTGCGAGGCCGCAGTTTGGCTGGCGTGGTGCTGGACGAAGCCGCATTTATGGACAGCGAGGTCTGGTTCGAGGTGATCCGCCCCGCCTTGGCCGACAAACAAGGCTGGGCATTGTTCATTTCCACCCCAGATGGCACAGCTAGCTGGTTCTACGAACTCTGGCAATACGCCGATAGCGGCGACGAGGACTGGAGCCGCTGGCAATTCACGACGATTGACGGCGATAACGTTCCACCGGAAGAAATCGAGGCCGCCCGCGCCCAACTCGACCCTCGCACATTCCGCCAAGAGTTCGAGGCGAGCTTCGAGAATCTCAGCGGTCTCGTCGCAATCTCATTCGGCGACGACAATATCGACAAAACGGTCCAAGATCTACCCGTTCTACCCCTGCTAATCGGGGTGGACTTCAACGTGGACCCAATGAGCGCCGTCTGCGCGGTGAAAAAAGGCGACGTGCTCTGGGTCTTTGACGAGATCATCATGACCGGCGGCGCCACCACCTGGGACCTCTGCGAAGAAATCCAATCCCGCTTTGGCGTGGAGCGCCGAATTATTGCCTGCCCGGACCCAACAGGTGGTGCCCGCAAAACCAGCGGCGTTGGCGCCACCGACCACAACATCCTCCGCAAGAGCGGCTTCACAGTTTCCAGCCCCCGCAACCCCTGGAAAATCCGCGACAAGATCACCTGCGTCAACACCGCACTCCTCGACGCATCTGGCACCCGCCGCCTCTTTATCCACCCCAAGTGCAAGGAGTTGATCAAATCCTTACGCACTCTTACCTACGCCCCCGGCACCGGCCTACCCAACAAAAACCTCGGCGTGGATCACGCATTTGACGCCTTGGGCTACCTGTGCCTACAAACCTTCAACCTCGCCAAACCAGAAAGCCTCGGCAAAACGTCCTATCGTGTGTGGTAGCACCCTCTCTGGCACACAATGGCGGCAAAAAAGCCCACCAAAGGCCAAAAAAAGGTCGAAAAAGTGATGTCAGAGTATAAATCTGGCGCACTCAAGTCCAGCTCGGGCAAAAAAGTAACCAGCCGCAAGCAAGCCATCGCTATTGCGATGAGCGAAGCCGGCATGAGCAAGAAAAAGAGGAAAAAGTAATGGCAAAACGCGGCCTTTACGCCAATATCCAGGCAAAACGCAAGCGC